AACATTATAACAACCACATAACACAAAGGTAATAAAATGGCAATATCATACAATACTGGATCGTTGAAATCCAGTGATATAACTGCTACTACCTCAGATGCTAGTGTAGGTCAAAGACCGGATAGAAGACGATTATTTAATTTCGGAGATCGTGTTGCCGAATTGGCTCCAGAAGAATCTCCGTTTTTTGTTTACTTGTCAAAGGTCGCTAAAGCACCTACCGATGATCCAGTATTTCGATACTTGGAAAATCGCAACAAGATCAACTTCACCGATCGTTCGCTTCTTTTAGCGGCCGATGTAAATGGTGGCTCCGCTGTATCCGCAGGATCGTCTTATGCGTTCACTGTTGATACTGCTGGTGCGGCCGCTGTTGAATACCTCCTAAAAGGAATGGTAGTCGCAGTGAGCACAGTTGATAGTACGGCTGGCATTGGTCAGGTTATTGTTAGAGTAGACTCTGCGGTAACTCATGGTAGTAGTTCTTCTTCATTCACAGGTAAGATCATTGACGTATCCAATTCAGGCGTTACAGGATACAATGTTCTTAGCGACAATGACAATGCTCAAATCATAGGTACTTCGTTTGAAGAGGGTTCTGGTTCTCCAGATGTATTCTCAACCGAATTAGAAGATGGATTTGGGTACACTCAGATCTTTAAGACAGCGGCTGAGATGACCAACACTGCATACGCAACTCGTTACAGAGGATATGCGGATGAGTGGAGTCGTATTTGGGCTGACAAACTTCGTGAGCATAAGATTGACATTGAAAGAGCTATGCTCTTTGGTCAAAAAGCTCGCCAAGGCGGTATTCAATATACCGAAGGTCTAGTAGGACACGTTTTAAAGAATGTCAATCCTGTAGCTGACGATTCTGCGTTTAGTTACTCTTCTGGTAGTTCGTACTATAGAAGTGTAGCGGCGGCTGAACTTACTTACGATAGGCTTCTGTCTGATCTTGAGGTCATCTTTGACCCAGCAAGAGGCGGAGCTTCAGATAAGTTGGTTCTTTGTTCACTACCAGTGATCACATTCTTCAACAAACTAGGCGATGGAAACTTCTTGTACGAGTCGATGCAAGCTGGAACTACCGCTGTAACTCCTTTTAGACAGAACATGTCTTCAAGAGAAGGTGCATTTGGTCATTCCATTATGGTTATCGACACCATTCATGGAAGGCTAAACCTAGTTAAAGAGCCGTTATTTAGAGGCATTGCTTCTGGATATATGCTGATGGCTGACATGAGTCAAGTCTCTTATCGCCCGTTGATTGGCAATGGAATTAACCGTGATACACAGGTTATGACCAACGTACAGTCTGCTGATGAGGACTTGAGGAAAGATATGATCTTGACCGAAGCCGGTCTTGAGGTTACTCTTTCTGAGTCACATGCTCTTTATAACCTTGAAGGCTCATAAGGAGGTCTATAATGGCTAGAGCAAGTTACTTAAACGATAATAGCGGTGTTAGTGGTCTTCACTTAAAGATCAAAAGAGTCACCTCTAATTATACAGCAACAGCGAATGATAGCGGTTCTATACTACTTGTAGATCCTGCCGCTACAACCGAAATAGATATGCCTGCAATCACAGGAGTCAAACCGGGTTGGAATTGTAAGGTTGTCCTTACAGAAGACACGGATGGTTCTGATGCTGGAATGGGACAAAAGGTCAACATTGACTTTGGTTCTGGAAACGATCTAATAGGCTTGATCGGCGATACAGGTGACGGAGCGGCTGGAGACCAAGCGGTTGACGGCGATGACTTTATCGCATGTAGTGCAAGTGCAAGCCCCGGAGATATGTTTGACATATTTACGGATGGTGTAAGATGGTATGTTCATGGTTTGACCAAGGACGCATCAGAAACACCGTTTGCTACTGCGGCTGGTTAATAATCCGAACACATAAGGATAGCAGTAATAGGTACTGTGAGGGCTGTCAATAAAAGGCGGCCCTCAAAACCTAAAAGGATTAATAATGAATAAATGCATACATTGTAAGAAAGACAACAAAGAGAACTGGTTTACTTGTCGCTCTTGTGGTAAGAAAGCCTCAGAAAGCAAGTTTACTACAAACATGTGGATGACATCCCAAATGGGAAAGAGAACAGATGTTGAGGTCTCTGTGCAAAGTATAGATCAAAACATTGCTGAGATGAATAGGCGAAAAATTGCCTAGAGCTAAAAAGAAATACAAATCTGCGGCTTGGACAAGGAAAGCAGGAAAGAACCCTAAAGGTGGTTTAAATGCTAAGGGTAGAGCTAGTTACAAGGGTGGTAAGTTAAAGGCACCGGTCAAGTCTGGTGACAACCCTAGAAGGGCTAGTTTCCTTGCGAGGATGGGTGGTATGCCCGGCCCAGAAAAAAAGAATGGTAAGCCTACAAGATTGCTCTTATCATTGAGAGCGTGGGGTGCAAGTTCAAAGGCGGATGCAAAAAGAAAGGCAAAAGCTATTAGCACTAGGAACAAAGCTAAAAAGAAGAGAAAGTAATGAAGAAAAAAGTAAAAGCACCTGCCGGGTATCACTGGATGAAATCAGGTAGGGGAGTTAAATTAATGAAGCATGCTGGTAAGTTTAAGGCTCATAAGGGAGCCAGTCTTACTGCTGACTTTGCAGTTCAAATGAAGCACGCAAAACCTAAAAAGAAAAAGTAAGTGTCATCTGCCAAGAAAACAAAAGAGTCAATGTGGAAAAGAATTGTTGCCAGTGTGAAGGCTGGGGGCAAGGGTGGTAGGCCGGGTCAGTGGTCTGCTAGGAAGGCTCAGTTGGCAACAGCTAGGTATAAGAAGGCTGGTGGTGGATACAAGGGTAAGAAGTCTTCTAGTAACAAGCTTTCTAAGTGGTCTAAGCAGAAATGGGATTATGTTAGTAAAGGCGATAAGAAAAAGCCAAAGAGTAAAAGAGGTCGTTATTTACCTGAGTCGGTTAGAAAAAGTCTTAGTCCTGCTGAAAAAGCGGCTACGAATAGAAAAAAAAGAGCCGCATCAGCAAAGGGAAAACAAAAAGCTAAGTATTCAAAAAAGGTAGCGGGTAAGGTAAGAAGAGCATAGTATGGCAACATTTGAAGCACAAGTAGAGGCATTAACAAGTTTAGATATAGATGGTAGTAGTGCACCTACCCAAACAGAACTAAGTCAGTTTTTAACAGACGGTGCTAAGGAAATATTAAACGCTTTGCCAAAGTCTAAGCAATCTCTATTCACTACGTCCAATGATTTAAACAGTAGTAGTCCAAGCTTTACAGTCCTAGGCTCAGAAATATTTAGCGTAACAAGAGATGATGGGACTATTAATCAGCCGTGTAGAATTGTAAATCCAGCCTTACAAGGCAGAATTAGAGATTCGGATGATATGATGGCCGCTACCACTACAGATCCCGCCTACTATGTTACAAATAATACTTTAGTCGTTGTTCCTTCGCCTACCAATGCTCAAAATGCTCATGTACAAACATTGAATTATCCTACGGTGGCATTTGGTGATAGTGCTATAGCAAAGTTTCCAGACGATGCTGAATACCTTGTACCTATTTACGGTGCAATAAAGTCATTACAAAATTTATTAGCAAGCAAGTCAAGCAATGCGGACATAACTACTGCATTGACGGCAATTAATACAGAGTTAGATGAGACTCAAGCTGTTTGTGATTTAATCAATACTCAGGTAGATAGCTCTGTGTCTAACATAACATCTGCCTTGACAGAGATAGGCCTAGCTAATGCTGAAGTTGATAAAATGTCGGCTGAAGCAGATTTGGATAATGCAGAACTAGATAAGGCAACCGCAGAACTAACAGAGGCTGTTACGTTAGTAGATAGTGCTATAGACACTGCAACTGGAGCCATGACTACAGCGGCAGGCAGGATAAATACAGCCGTTCAGTTGGCAAACTTAGAGTTTGATAAGTCAGATACTGTATTAGATCTAGGGGAAGCAGACACGGAGGGCGATGTAAATACTGCTCTTACCGCAATAAATACAGAATTAGATGAAACTCAAGCTATATGTGACCTTATTAACACTCAAGTTGATGATGCTGTTGTGCAGTTAGGAGAGTCGGCTACACAGGTCGATGCGAGTGTAGATACAGCTTTAGCGGCTATAACGACAGCATCTGGAAGAATTAATACCGCTGTTCAATTAGCAAATTTAGAGTTTGACCAGTCCGATGCTTTATTAGATAAAGGAGAAGTGGATTCTGAAACTGAGATTAATACAGCCCTAACCGCTATAAATGCAGAAATAGATGAGTGTTTAAGTATAGCCGACAACATGCATACTGAAATAGCTTTAGTAAATGACCATGTTGACCTTGCAAAACTTGAAGCGGATGAAATAACCGCTTTTACAGATATAAACGCAACTATAAATACAGCACTGACAGCAATGAACACAGCGGCAGATAAATTTAGAGAGGATAATGCAGACCCTTCTTTGTTTGGGGATGAAAGTGTCT